CCGGAGAAGAAGATGCCCAGCAGGGCAACGGTCCCCTTCCGCTTCAGGTCCTCCCCGGACTCGCGCCACTGGCGGAGGTGTTGGAAGTCCCTCTGCATAGCGAACGGGTCGGACGTGTCCACCCCGAGCTGCATCAACGTCTGCTTCACGGCCTCCGCGACCACGCTGTTCAGCTCCGCGTGGGACATGGCGACCTTCTCCGCCGCGCGGCCCGCGGCGTTCTCCACGGCCTGGGTCGCCGCCCGAGTCGCCGCGCTGACGGCGATCTGTTCAACCTGCTCCGGCGTCAAGGGCATAACGGTTCCTCCTCAAATCAGGTGTTCGTTGGCAACTATTTTAGCGGCCAACGAACTTCTTGGCAAATTTTAGATCGCCAAGCCCGCCCCGCCGGTTAGAGAGGCCCTGCCACATCCATCCAGGTATCCACGGGTCCGGTGGTGTAGGCGATGGCGCTGGTGGAGTACAAGAAGGGTTCCAGGTAATCAGTGGTTCCATTGCAGTACACGAGCACCGATCCGCCTGAGCCGAACATAGACCCGGAATCTGGGCCCAACACCTTGTGCAGGGACCCGTTCTTGCCAACTCCGGCAACCAGGGTCGATGACGTATTACGACGGACGCGCATATTCACCTGGTAGTAGCCCGCCTTCTTCGGGATGAACCGGGTGTTGGCCGCGTCCCAGATGGAATTGGTGTCGAATGAAACGGTATCCAGCGCCACCTTAGCCCAGCCGGTCGTGTGTGAGTTGCCGGCGGTGGCACGATAGACGTGAGCCTTGTCCAGGCCTGAAGACACCGTGATGGTGTCGGCCCCGTCATCCACAACTATCGAGATACCAGGGCCGGCAACTAGCGCAGCTCCAATTGCATCACGGGCTTGTTCGTCAGTATAACTTGCCCCCGTGCTCGCAATGGTGATGGTATCAGCCACATCATCCACCGTGATAGTGACGCCCGCCCCAGCGACAAGGGCAGCTCCCATGACGTCCCGGACTTGTTCATCGGTGTAGGAACCCCCACCCCCGCCAGTATTTTCGATGGTGATCGTGTCTCCCGCGTCATTGACCGTGATGTTGATTCCCGACCCGGCTACCAAAGCGGCGCCAATGACGTCCCGGATTTGTTCGTCAGTTTGGGACGGGGTTTCAACAGACCACGTGGTGCCCTTGTAGGTCACCCGGGTGTCCTCGTCCTCAAGATACGCCGTCCAGCCTTTGCGTGGAACACCATACTGCCAAGCGGTTCCGTCCCAAATGGCGACTTGGTTGCTCTTGCCAACCCAATCCCCAGTTGCGGAGGCCGCCACGATGTAGGTATCCCCCGCGGCCGGGGAGCCGGGAGGAGCCCCCAAGTCACGGTCCTTGACGGAGAGGTGGAAGCCGAAGCGGCCGAGCCTCAGCAGGTTGGCGTCCATGCCGGGTTTCCAGCCAGATTCGCCGAGGTTCCAACCCCAGAAAAGTCCGCTGCGCGGTTCAGTTTGTGCGGGCATTGCTTTCTCCTATCAATAGCCTAGTTGGAAGGTCCAGTTGTGTTTCTGGTAGCTGACGACACCCTCGCGCTGGCTCTCAAGTTCAACGCGGTACGAAGCCGTCTCAGGGGCGAACCGGCCAGCCTCATACACGAGGAAGTTGCCCCAAGTGAAACTCGCCGAGCCGTGCTTGACGTCATCAAAGCTGATCATGACCTGCTTATTGCCATACGGGAAGATCATTGGGTGCGGTTGGGTACTGGTACCGCCCTCAAAGACTGCGTTCAAAGTGCCTTGGTACACCATGGACGCATCGAATACCCGCGATGAATTGCCGGTTCCCGCCGGTCCCCCCGCCAAAATCCAGTACTGGCTGTTAGCATACAGAATTTTCGTGCCCTCATAGCCCAGCGCCGTATCCACACCCAAAGAAGTCCAGGTTGTCAGGTCGGTCGAGTAGGCCGCCGCGGCGTAGAACGGGCTGCCGGAGAAGTCCGTGCGCTGCGTCATCGAGTAGGCAATCAGCCAACGCGAGTTGGCGGAGTCCCAAACCATCATCGGGTCGTAGGCTCCCGGATTAGCTCCAGATTGCGGCAAAGCCAGTTGGGTCATGCCCGACACGATCCTCACCCCGGACAGCAGCTCCTGTGACGTCTCCAGTTTGTGCAGTACTTGGATCGAGTTGCCGAAGCCGTTGCCCCAAGTTACAATCAGAATGCGCCTGTCCCCACTTGGGTAGTAGATGACGTGCGGCACCAAGTCCGCGTGGACCTTACCATCACGCTCCACCATAATGGCCCCAACCTGTTGATAGGAGTAGTCCGTCAGGTCCAGCTCGAACATGCCCGCATAGGCGGCACCCCGCGCATCCGGTAGCGAGGCCGAGAACAGAACGGTGTCCGGCGTCGGGTGGTACGGGGTGCCATCCTCGTTGGTGACTATGGTTTGGTCGCGTATGCCGACGCCGCCGTGAATACCATTGGCAAGATTGTCGAAGGTCCAAGTCACCGCCCCGCCCTTCGAGGCGGCGAAGGTGGAAGGCATCCAACCAGCCATGTTCCCAACCGTTTGGAAGTCGTAGAGCGAGGACAGACTTGCCCCAGTGACGTATTGCCACCCGGAACCAGAATCCATCCACACCGTGGCAGAGTTACCAACCATTGCAAGGCCAAGTTTGAAGCTCGATGGAACTGTCCTGCTAACCACACCGAGGAACTGCGCGTTACCCCCACCGATTCGTGCCTCAATGAGTACCTGGTTGTCTTTCTCGCGGGCGAGGGCCATCACGTAGTTGCTACCATCCTTGGCGATACCGACACCGGCATTGCTATAGGTGGTGGCCGTACCGGAAACCGCCAGTTCCCCCCCGACCCACGCAAGCGGGGCGGTGAAGGACTGGGTGTTGATCGCGTCGATGTTGGTCTTATCAGTAGCGTCATTGGCGTAGGACACCTGCAGCTTGCCGCCGGTGATGACCACAGTTCCCGCCGTGTTGGCCGTGTAGTGAGACACTTGGCCGCTGTCTGAGGTATAAGTCTCCGTATTAGCGATGAGGCCAGCCGGTGCCACCTCCAAGTAATCGCTGTCCACTACCTTGGAGAAGCCGAGGTCGCAGGGCTCGAATTCCGTTCCACCAAGTGGTGAAGGATTTGGCCAGGTGTAGGATGTACCCGTCAGCCCAGTTTGGTTCTCGATCAAAGTGTCGGAATCGTTGTAGACCCGAAGATTGTAGGTGGTGCCTGCCTCAGGACCGATGTCTCCGTGGGTCGTGTCAAACAAGCTGCCGGAGGTCTGCTGCCGGCGATCGCGATGGGACCAACTAAAGACAACGTCAACCCCAGTCGTGGACGCCGGGTAGGCAACCCCGTTGATCTTGAAATTGCCTGGCGGGTACGGGCGAAAAGCCCGGGCATTAAAGGTCAGTGTGTCTACCGGAGCCCCGCCCAGTTCAAGCGGACCTTCGTTGGTCGCAGGGGTGATCTTCACCTCCAGGGTTTCTCCCTCCACGTACTCAGTCGGGTCCGCGGAGCTGTACACGTCCCAAAAGTATAGACGGGCTCCGGTGAGGTGGGGGCGCGGAGTCGTGTCCAGGACGCCCCGACCCACGGTGATCGTGCTGGTTCCCAGGTCGATGGAGTCCACGCGGACCAGCTCGCCGTCGATTTGACAGTGGGTCCCGACCTGTACCAGGTCCAGGTCCTCCCCGTTCTCGAAGGTCCAGGACGTATCCATGGGCCCAACATCGGCAGCGAGGGTCGCGGTGGGGCAAAAGTCCAGCGCCATCGTCTCCTCGAAGCCGGAGCCGGGATTGACCCAGACGGAGGCGTTGAGGGCGTTCGCCGGGCGAGCCGCAGCCACGGTCAGATAGCCGATTTCAGGAGTGGACGTCAGCGCCCCGTCCACGGCGGTTTGTCCTTGGGCCTGAACCAGCTCATAATAGGGCGCTTCCAGCACCAGCCGGTCGGTCGCGGGGGCGGGAGGCCCACCAATATCCGTCCAGCCTTCGTCCGGCTGGTTCAGGACCCCCTGCTGCGGGAAGGCGAACACGTCCTGGGTGCAGGTTATGCGAATCTTGTTGGACTTCCCATCACCGAAAGCGATGCCCGTCACGCGCATGACCACGTTCTCAATCTCGAAGTCCGGCCAGCTGAACTTGAACACGTCACCAATGTTCAGCTCCCGGGCGTCCTGGTTCGTGTAGAGGGTACACGTCAGGAGTGGAGACGAAAGCGTGCGCAGATCGCGGAGGGCTACCCGGGAAGCAATGGAAAAGTTGGTGAAGCCCGGGTATTGCGCCGTAGTGTTTATGACGGCCCCCTGCATCTGGATCAGGGCTGTGTCCTGGACAGTCAGGCTCGCTTCCTTCCCGGTTTCTGAGTTCCAGTAATTCACCGTCACCGAGTTGGTCAACTCCCCAAAGGCGGGCCGGGAGGGGTTGTCTACCTTCTCCACGTTCGAGGGGTCGAACTCCGGCAGCGCCTCCTCGTCATAGTCCGCCCGGATCAGCTTGAGCACGAACTTGCCCGTGGAGCGGGAGACGTACAGGGCCGCGTCAATGTGCTTCACCACCTCCTGAATGAAGGATTCGATGGGCACCTGGCGATCCCAGAGGAGGCTGATGCCCATCTTTTCGTCATACAGAACGTCCGCCGCGGCCCGGAAGGAATTGTCATCAATGTCCGCCTCCGCATAACCCATCCCCCAGTCCGGGTCCGTCAAGCACTCCCGGATGATGTGGGCTGGGTTCATGTCAAAAATCGTCCGCTCCTGATTACGGAGGCGCAAATCAAAGTAGAACCAATTTTCAGGACGCACCCCCAGGCTATCGTCTCTCCCACAAACCGTGATCTGATTTTCCCCCACTACAAAATACGAACTTGATATTGTTGTTGAATAGTAATGGCCAAAGGTGTCGTAGTTTGTGATAACCTTGTTCCCGTTGATCCAAACTTCAATCCCGTTATCAACGAAGGAATCAAACAGGAACCCTCCTGCTGGGAGTTCCGACAAGTTGATGGTGGATCTCAACCAAACTTTTTTCTGTTGAGGCACCACGGTGGCCGGATTGTTTGAAAATCCCCAGCCCGCAGGCACTCCCGCCCCACTTCCAGACCATGGTTTGTCTCCAAAAGGGGACGGCCCGTTGGGCCACCCGGTATCATTAAAAGAAGGGCTAGAGTAGTCCGAGGGGTCGGATAGATCGACAACCTGGTAGCGCCAATACAGGTATCCGGCTCCGATAATCTCCCCATAGGACGCAATTGCGGCCTTGGAATCATACCATTGATCCAAGCCGTCCTGACGAACGTGGATGCGCTGAAATCGGGCCTCCCATTTCTTGAGATACGGGTTAACTCCAAGGTAACAGTGTCGCAAAACAGTACCCACCACCCCCCGAAAGGCGGGAACGTCCGCCCCGAGTTTTGAAATCAAGTATGAGTTTCTTGATTGATTGGGCGGACCCATCTCAAGGTCCACCAGTCCAGACACTCCGCCTTCTCTCGACTCCCCACCAAATAGGCCCTCCGCGTTTATAGCAAGGGGACCCCCTAAGTGGGTGCCTACCCAGGCATCCCGCTTGTCTACCCGAATGCGCAAAAGTTTATCCACGGGACCATGGCACCAGATCATGTGCATCCCGAGGTAGTATTTGTAACCAACGGTGACTTTCTTACTGCTTCCG